AGCTGTACGCCGCGTTGAAAGAGTTGGAGTTGATGTACTCCCCGGCATCGGCCAGTGGGCAGCAGGTGATAGCCGATGAGTCGTCGCTCATAGGCATGGGTACGGGTCAACTCCAAGCACCTCACTGCGACGTGGAGGAGTTCGCCCTGCGGGAGTTCTCCGGGCCGGCATCCTTGGACAAGGTCGTCAAGCGGGTGAACCGCTATCAGCGACAGCTCGTGTCCACCTACGAGGACTGGGCCGAGTCGACCGCCGCTGGGCTGGAGGCAGCCGCACCGGAGGACAGGGACGCCATCATCGCCGCCGCGGTCGCAACGCTCATCGCGCTACTCCGTCAGCACGGGCACCAGGCCATCCCGGAGGCGGCCATCGTCACAGCCGCTGGTGCTGGCATGACACCCCGCTTCCTGTCCCAGCTCGGGACGATGGTGTCGGCCAACGACTCATTCTTGGATGGCAGCCTGGGACCATCCATCGCGGACCGCCTCCGTCAGGCCGTCAGGGACCCCGCGATCATGGCCACCGGGGCGCTTGCGATCGTGGGGGCGCTGATGGCCCTACGCGCGCGCGTGGCTGCGTACGCCGGGCAGGCGTGGGCGGCGGGGGCGCTTGGCACCGGGGAGAGGGCCACGGTTATGGGTCGTGGGGTGCGGTGGGTGCTGGATGACCAGGCGCAGCACTGTGATGACTGCCCCAGATACGCGGGGTTCTACCCGTCGTTCGACGACATGCTGGCCCAGACTGGTGGGGCCATGCCGGGCGCTGGTGTACAATGCGATGGGAACTGCCGGTGCCAGCTCCTTGAGTGGGAGATGTAGGCCCGCAATACTTGTGGTATGATTGGGCGTAAGACAACTAGTGCGCTGGTTTAGCCGGGTGGCTTGGACCACCGAGCAGACCATGCGGTTTCGGCCCGCATCATGCGGGCCGTTTGCATTGCCAGGAGGTGCACCTTGCCCTGGGACATCAAGCGGGATGATGGGAAGTACCTAGTGGTGGAGAGCGATACGGGGAAAATCGTGGGGACGCATGACACGGAGGAGGACGCGAGGAAGCAGCTCGCAGCGCTGAACATCAACGTCAGGCACTCGATCCTCCTGGCCTTTGAGCCGTTCGCCACCATGGAGTACGGGAAGCCCATCAAGCTCCTGCCGATGGGTACCTTCTACCGTGGCAAGCGCGTACTGGATCTCACGCGCGACCGGCTCCAGGCGATGCTGGACAACTTCAAGCGGGGACTCCCACGCTACCGGGTCGGCATCAACCTGAACCACAAGGAGGAGACGGGCAAGGTCGGGGACATCCTTGACCTCGGCCTGTTGGAGGATGGGCTGTACGCAACGCGGTATGAGCTCTCTGACCGGGGCCGAACGGCCGTTGAGGAGGAGGGGTATGATGCCGCAAGCGCCGAGGTGGTCTGGTCACTGAACGGATCCACGTACCAGGACCCGGAAACCGGGAAAGAGTACGACAACGTGCTGGTAGGCGCCGCACTTACCCCTCGTCCCTTCTTTGGTCACAAGCACGTGGCGCTGTTCAGCGCCGATGCTGATGCTGAGGTTTACGATGGGGGTGACGTGGAAGAGTTCAAGGGTGGGTACCTGGTCGTTGAGGAGGACGGCACCGAGCACCTTCCGGTGATCGGTGATGACGGGAAGCCAGATCGCCGGCTGATGGGCGCCGCATGGGCCGCGCTGCATGGCGGATACCGGGGCAACAAGTATGAGGGGCCGAAGAAGCAGGAAGCCATCAGGAAGTTGAAGGCCCTGTACAAGAGACTCGGCGCAACCCCTCCAGGCGAGGGAGAGTCATCCGATAAGGAGGCAGCAATGGCAGAAGATGTACAGAAGGCCGAGGAGTTCGCCGCGAAGCTCCAGGAGAAGGACGCGGAGATTGAGCGGCTGACCGCTGAGGCAGCGGCTGCGGCCGAGAAGTTGACGGCCGCATCCGAGAAGCTCACGGTCGTCGAGGCCGAGCGGGCCGCCGAGAAGCGGTCCAAGCGAGTGGAGGAGTTGAAGGCAGAGGCGCTTGCGTACGAGTCCATCAGCCTGGACACGGACAGGTACGTTGCCAGCATCCTCTCGCTGGAAGAGAAGGCGCCAGACGAGGCGTCCTGGGTGAAGGAGCAGTTCGCCGCGCTCGACAAGATCGCGAAGGCCGCTGGTGTCACCCGGGAGATCGGCTCAGACCGTGAGGGCGAGGACCAGCCACCGGCAGAGCAGTTCATCACCCTCGTCTCAGCGATGGTCACCGAGAAGTTCGGTGGCGATCAGAGCAAGTGGTCCGAGGCAATGGCAGTCGTGGGTGCGAGCCACCCGCAGCTGGCAGAGGCCTACGCCGCCGCGGTGCGGTAGGGAGGATGAGAGATGGCTAACTACTTTGGAGGGGCGAACTTCACAGTCCCGTTCATCGCGACTGAGGACCTCACGAGCCGACAGTACTATCCGGTCTGCCCTGCGAGCACTGCAGCGGGGGTCCATGGGGTCGCGTCTGCGCTCACGGGTTGCGCGCCGATGCCGTTTGGCATCTTGGTGAATGACCCGTCTGCCGGTCAGGAGGCCGCCGTTGTGGTCTTCGGCTTCACAAAGGCACGGGGGCGCTCCGCAGGCGGCTGCTGGCTTGAGTGGGGCACCATGCTCCGGTGCGCGAGTGACGCCTTCGAGCCCATCGCGTCCGTTGGGAGCGAGGTCATGTGCGGTCGGTGGTTCGGTGGCTCCGTCACCACGGCCGACGCAAGCGCGATAGGGAATGTCTTCGTGATGTTCCTGAACACCTGCGCGACACTGGACGCCTAGGTAGGAGGAGAACATGGGCACACCAACAGCACGACAGTCACACCTTGATGTGGCGCTGACCAATGTCAGCATCGCGTACAAGAACGCCGCCTACATCTTTGACCAGATCTTCCCGATCGTCCCGGTCAAGAAGCAGACGGACAAGTACTTCATCTTCGACAAGGCCGCGTGGATGCGGGACGAGACCGCGGTCCGGGCGCCGGGCACAAAGGCGGCGCGGGCTGATTACACGATCTCGACCAGCAACTACCTCTGCGCCGAGCGCGCCCTGGCGAAGCAGGTGCCGGATGAGGTCGTTGAGAACAGCGACGACCCGCTGCGCCCGCTGGTCACCGCGACTAACTACGTGACCGACCAGGTCCTCAAAAGGATGGAGATCGATGTCCTTGGGGAGATCTTCGGCACCAGCTGGTCCGGGTCCGCAACGCCGTCGCCCGTGTGGAGCGACGACACGGCTGACCCGCTCGGCAACATTGAGACCGGCATGTTCGCAGTCGCCGGCTCCATCGGCCGCGAGCCGAACGTCGGGGTCATCGGGCGCGGGCTGTGGCGCTACCTGAAGAACCACCCGGATGTCATTGACCGCATCCGCTACGGCGGGGGTCCAGGCAACCCGGCATTCGTCACGCCGGAGGCGATCGCTGCCCTGGTTGGTCTTGAGAAGCTCCTCGTCGCCCGGTCCCTGTACGACACCGCCCTTGAGGGGGCAACCGCTGCGACGACCTTCATCGGGGGCAACCACATGGCCCTACTGTACGTCACGCCGATGGCCGCGCTCGACACCCCGTCTGCTGGCTACGTCTTCTCGTGGAAGAACCGGGAGGTCAACCGGTTCCGTGAAGAGCAGGAGCACGCGGACGTCGTGGAGGCGCGCGCCTCGTGGGACGTCAAGCTGACGGCCGTCGACGCCGGGTACCTCATCAAGAGCGGCGCGTAGTCGAGGGCGGGGTGACCCGCCCTCCAGCACCAGCCCAGTTCCGGCCTGACCGGCCGCGCGGCCCGTGGGGGTTGGTGGGCGCAGTTAGACGGGCCAAGAGGAGGGCATAACATGCCATCAAGGGTTTCACGGCTCAAGGAGCGGTTCAAGAGTGCCGTCATCATGAAGAGCGACCTGTCAGTCGCTGGCAGCGCCCTGATGGGTGACAGCACAAGCGGTACCACCTTCTCCGCGTCTGGTCGCCAGACGATGGGGGGCGCCGCACGGGTCCAGAGGGACCTCTTTATCCCCGTCCAGCAGTTCACCGTTGGTCAGGGTGAGGGTGAGGCGCAGGGTGCTGTTCTGATGGCAACCTGCATCTGGCTCGACGTCACCGGGTCCATCCTGGCACACGGGTCAGGGTCACTGATGACCCTTGATGCACTGACCGCCTGTTCCATTGCGGCCAGTCCGCGGTACGCCTTCGCGACAGTCCCAATGCCGACGGACGCCGACACGTCAGGGTGCATCTACCCGTACATCGACTACACATCGCATGACACGTTTGACACGGCCGGTTCATCCTTTGGGTTCCACACGGCCGCGGCGTACCTGCGACGGGGCACGTACAACTCAACGGCCTACGCCGTTCGCACGGCGGCATGTGTTGTGACTGCCGCCAGCTACGGGGCTGCAGCCAGTGGCCTGTTCGCGGTTGCGAGCCTGCCTGCCCTGCCGTCCTTTGGGGCGAGCGACCAGATGCTGCTCGTGGGCGTCGGGTTCAGCGACAGCCCGGTGAATGCCTCAGCCGCCCAAGACGCAGGCTCTGCGGCGGCGATCCTGGGTGTTCGTCTTCGCTACACTGCCTGTGCGCTTGGCAAGGCAGTCTAGCGGGTAAGTGCACCGCCCAGTAAAGGGTAAACACGTGAACGCAGCCGTTAGCCGGCTGGTCCTCAATCTCAACTCCCAGGCCGCGTTAGCCGTGACCTGGGCACTAAAGTTGTTGGCGGGCAGCCGCCAACGAGGAGGCTAGTACACATGGGAGCGGCGAAGACAAGCATCTCAAGGAACTGGGCATCTGCCTCCATCGGGTTCGATGCGAGCGCGTCCATCTCAGGGTCACTGCTGAGCTTTGGCCGGCCCATCGTCAGCTTAGCCATGCCACAGAACTGGACGCCGGCCTGCATCCTGTTTGAGGTGCAGGCATGCCCCGGTGGAACCTTCCACCGCCTGCGAAGTGACGATGGCGCGACGTACGTTCAGATGATGGGTGCGGCGAGCTCGGCCATGGGCGCAAGCCTGATACTCGACAAGGTGGGGTCATGGCATGCGTTTCGCATGCTCTCAGGGAGCGTGAACTCTGGTGCCATTGAGGGCATCCAGCAGGCGTGCGCTCGGACGTTTGCGTTCTTCCTCGAGGGGTAGCGAGATGCCGTACAGCAGCTGTGCGCTCGTCGCGCAGATGATCCCGAACCTCCTGAACGGGGCCAGCAGCTTTGACGGGCTGGAGGCCAATGTACTCCCCGGCTCAGCCCAACTGGTGCGATTCATGTCAGCCGGGTGCGCACTCATAGAGGCAAAGTTGATGTCCCGCGGGTACTCAGTCCCAGTCCCGGCCACGGCTGCGGTGTACGACTTCGTCGCCGACGTTGAGGCAACGTATGCCGCGTTCAGGGCTGAGGCAGTTCGCGTCAGCTCAAGGACGGGGACCGGTGAGCGAACGAGGGCGGAGATCTTGCGCAACCAGTTCGATAAGATGCTACAGGACCTGGTGTCAATGGATCTCACGTACATGGGGGTGCCACTCGCAGACCGGTGGTACGTTGGTGGCGTGAGCCAGGCCGAGAAGGACACCGTGGAGAGCGACACCGACCGGGTGGGCTACCGGTTCGGGCGCGGTAAGTTCGATGGGTCACAGGCGACCAGCTCAAGCTGAGGGATGAGATGACCTTCATCTACATATGGGATGGGCGCCAAAGCGGGACTAAGGCCAAGGACCTAGCGAGGCAGTACGGCCTCTGTACGGCGGCCATCTACAACATCAGCTCCGGCAAATCCTGGCGTCATCTATCTCTCAATCAGAAGGGGGGTGAGCGGCAGTAAGTCCGCGCAGAACATGAGAATTATATATTTGTACGCGGACAGCCAGCATGAGTGGAACTGCAGCGAGTGGCGCTGCCACAAGCTGGCCAATGCCATCAACTGGAACAATGAGCAGCGCCCGAAGGAGTTCCCGCACACCGCAAAGATGCTGCTCCTGCCATCGGCGCTTGACATTCACCACCCGAAGGTTCAGGACATGGTTGGAGCTGGTGACGTCATCGTGTTTCAGCGGAACGTGCTGAGTGAGGCGATATGGCGGGCCATGGACTACTGGCGCGCGCTGAACCGGGTCGTACTGGTTGACCTTGATGATCACTACCCGAACATCCCGGCCAGCAACCCCGCCTTTGCGCACTGGCACCTGAACGGGCTTAACCTTGACCCGCCGGCCATTGAGCGCCTGCGCATCGGGCTTAGGGACCACGCAGACGCGCTCATCTCGCCGAGCAAGGTAATCCTTGAGGACTGGGATGAGACGGTGCCCGGCTACTACTGGCCCAACTACCCCTCACTCCTTGAGTACGGGGACCTGAAGCAGAAGGTCACCGGTGGCCCGGATCCGATCTTCGTGCCGGAGAAGGACAACCTGAAGGTGGGCCTGCGGGAGGGTGAGGACGGTGCGTTGATAGAGGGAGACATCATCATCGGGTGGGGCGGGTCGCTGAGTCACGTGGACTCATTCAAGTACTCCGGCGTGATTGAGGGGATGCGCCGGCTGATGCTGGAGAACCCCAAGGTGAAGTTCAAGTTCTGCGGTCATGAGACACGGCTGGACTTCCTGATGAGCGAGCTGCCAGAGGGTGCGGTCATTCGGCAGCCGGGGGTGGCCCCCACGCAGTGGCCGATGGTCCTGCAGGGGTTTGACATCGGCATCGCACCGATGGACATGCGCCTGGTAGACTCAGTGGTGAAGGAGGAGCCGGGCGGCCCGAAGTACTCATACGATGAGCGCCGGTCATGGCTGAAGCTGGTTGAGTACCTGTGCGCCGGCGTCCCGTTCGTTGCGACACGGTGCGCCTCGTATGCGGAACTGGGCCGGCACGGGAAACTGGTCGACAACACGCCGGATGACTGGTACGCCGGGCTGAAGTCGCGGGTCGACTCCATTGCGCTATTCAAGGAGGAGGCCTGGAAGGCCCGAAGGTGGGCGCTGAAGCGACTCACGATTGAGAACAACGCGGACAGGCTGATCGCACTGTATGACAGGATAGGCAAGGACACCCAGGTGCGAAAGGGAGCGGCGCGTCTTCCAGACGTGCTGTACGTGACTGGTGGACACCAAAACGGATCCGCACAGTAAGATCAGTCGCCGTCAGCGCTGGGAGCGGCGGAAGAAGAGGAGACGAGAGTGGACCAACGAGATCCCCAAGCGACGGGGCAAGCGGCCTGGTTCGACAAGGCTAACCTGCTGAGTCGTGACTGGGCTAAAGGCATTGAGGGGATGACAATCGGTGATACCATCAGTCTCCCTGAGGTGATGCAGTACGCGATCGTGCAGGTCATCAACAAGTACTACGTCAGGGCGGCGGAGGAGAGCGGTGAGAGAGCTTGACGGTGAGAGACCGACCCTGATCCTGTCGGGCGGTCACAGGCACCGGGCGCTCTGGGAGCCACTGGCTGAGCGGTACCAGCTTGTGTTTCTGGAGTCAAGTGCCGCAGCGGCTGCTGAGTCAATGCTTGACTCGGCGTCGATACTGCGCGTTGAGGAGTTTCTCGTCGATGAGCACATCAACGCGGCCAAGGCAGAGGCCATGTGGCAGGCGAGAAAGGTGATGGTGGCCCTTGAGAACGGATTGACTTTCGACGATGATGTTGACGGCCTGCGACAGCCCGGACTCAACGGATGGTTGCCGACGTCCGTGTATGAGCTTGCCACCGCATCGTACGTGCGAGTGTTTGCGGCCATGTCATGCGTGGAGAAGATGAACGTGGTCGGCGTGCTCGTTCACGAGGATGTGACACCGGAGGGGCGATTGCTTGCGCAGTTCGGCATCAGTGAGGATCTGCCAACGATACACGTGCCCCACGCAAACCACTTCCTCGGCCCTGGCTCGACTGACATCCACTGCCAGGTGACCGCGCAGTACATCGGGGCCAGCGGGACCCACATGCGCGACTGGTACATGGCATGTGGCGTGCCAGCCGACAGGATTCGCCTTGTCGGTGCGCCACAGTGGGATTGGCTGTACAAGGAGCACGCGCTCCCGGAGAGGGGCATCGCGCGCAAGGCCCTCGGCAAGACGGATGATGGGCTGGTCATCACCTACGGCGGGACGTGGGGTCAGGACACCGGGGTGTGGGGCAACGGCGCAGCTGACATCGAGGCCGGCTGGCAGACCATGCTGGCAGCAGCAAAGGAACTCGGCGCCTACCTGATCGTGAAGGAGCACCCCGGGGAGACGCCTGATCGCGACAAGAAGTACTCCGAGGAGATGGAGGCGGCCGGCGTGAGCGGTGCCGTGACGCGAGTTCACAATGAGTACGCCCTCAGGGCCGCGGACTGCCTGGTAACGCAGGGCTCCAGCAACCTTGCCGTCGAGGCCGCGATTGTGGGGACACCGGCGGTTGAGCTGTACCAGTGCAGCACCAGGTACCCGGACTACGGCCCACGGGGGACGTGGGGTGACGGGCTTGCTGACCTGGTGCATGAGGCGATCGGCGCAGGGCCGCTGAAGGAGTTTGAGCGGGCGATGAACTACGACGCCGATGGTGGGGCAGTTGATCGCATCGTTGAGTGGGTAGGTGAGCTGTGCTGAGCATCAAGATGCCAAGGGAGCTAACGCGCATTGGCGGCGGCGGGACCGCAAAGTGGCCGTTCTTCGTCGCGTCAAACATGACGACACTCGGCCGGCGCCTTGCGTACACGATGCGCCGGCAGCTTGAGCCACACCGCGTCACCGGGAAACTGGCCGGCAGCGTTGAGATGAGCTACGACTTCGCGCGAACAACGGTTACTGTTGGGCCAAGCAGGAAGTACGGGAGGTGGGATGCCGGCCTTATCCTGCAGCGTGGAACGCGGCCAATCCCAAACATGCCGTGGAAGCCGATAAAGAGATGGGCGGAGTTTCGAGGCCTGCCGGCCTTCCCGGTCTGGTACAAGATCAAGACGAAGGGCGTGTCAGCGCACCCGTTCCTCGACGAGACCCTGCAGCGCGGGGATACCAGGGTAGCCCTTCAGGCGACAGCGCGACGCCTTGGTAGGACACTGGCGGCCTATGCGCTGCAGACGGTAGAGGGCGGCGGCTTCGCGGGCGAGCCGACGACCTTCACGGAGTAAGCCGATGGCGATAGTGGCTGTGCGGAACGGGCTCGTCAAGACGATCCAGGACTACGGCAAGTGGAGCGCATCGCAGATCTCCACATGTGACTTTGGCATCGCCGAGAACTGCGCGTCTTCCGTTATCCTGGCGCCCGGAGGCGGCACATCCATTGACGCGCTAACGATGATGCAGGCTAACGTGCGGGATAAGCGAGTTGTCTGGGACATGGCCGGCTGGGTGCTCGTGAAGGATCCCGGCAACCCGAGGGCGTTCCTGTCCAGCCTGTGGACTGCGGTCGATGACATCTATGAGTCGGTCAACTCTGACGATACCCTGGCAGGTACAGCCTGCGCTGCCAGGATAACGCGAGTTAGCCGGCCATCGGTGGACACGTTCGTTGAGATGGGCGGCATGGACTTTGGGGTCGTGGAGTTCAACGTGCAGGCAGAGGAGTTCTAGGAGGTGACGATGCGAAAGGGAGATAAGGTTCCCTGGACCTACTGCCCGCTCTGCGGGGAGGTACTCCGGTACGGTGTGCTACGAGGTGCACCGGTCCACTACTGCGCTGGCTCTGACGGTACCCTACGGCCAGAGACATCGCATACCGTCAACATCGGCGTTGGCGAGATCGCACCGGAACGGCCCCAAGTAGAACGGGGCGGGCCGGGCGTAAAGTCGGCACCTGCCGACAAGGAGGAATGACATGGCACGATCACACGGTTCAAAGGCTGTCCTGTTCATGGACGACCAGGCGGGGGCATGCATCAATGTGTCCGGAGACCTGAACAACATCACGTTCAACCGCGGCAGGAATGAGCCGGAGACCACGACCTTCGGTGACGTTGCGGTGCAGCGCGAGGTCAAGGGTCTCATGGACTGTTCCCTTGACGTGACCGCCATCTTCAACTCAAGCGCGTGCGCGACTACAATCACCGGCTTGCTCGATGAGCTGTACGCCGGGAGCCTGCATTCACGGGTTCAGTACTGCCCGGGCGGGAGCGTCTCCGGGTGCCCGATCTTCACCGGGTGCATGCGACTCACATCCCTGGCGTACAACCAGCCGGTTGACAACCTGCTGACGACCAACTTTACGCTGGCACTGGCTGAAGGCTGCATGGCTCAGGCCTGCCAGACGTAAGCTCGGAGGAGCAGATGGGCATCCGCATCAAGTGTGACTTGCCGGCCTTCCCGGACACGTTCGTGGAGTTTCGCGACCGTCCGTGGAAGTTCGGTGACCGCCGGCGCACTCTTGAGGCTGGCGGGGACGCTGCGGCACTGGAGATCATCCTGCCGTACGTGGTCGAGTGGAACGTCAAGGACTGCGGCGGGAACCCGGTGGACGCCAAGGCTGGGGTCGACATACTGGATGACGTGGAGGATGGGGTCGTCATCTGGCTGATCCGCGCCTGGTTTGAGGCGCGCCTGAAGGCAACGCAGCTCCCCCCAAACTGATAGGCCGGCTGGCGGACTTCATCGAGAGCGGCGAGGCGCCGCCAGACCCCTACCTTGAGGGCAAGGTAGCCGAGCGATTCGGGTGGACGCTGAGTCAGCTCGATGAGGAGGACGCCAGCCGGGTCATGAGGGCGATGGCATCGCTGAACATCGCAACCACCTACCACCGCGTCCTTGAGGCCGTGCGTCGGGGGAAGCTGGACCATCTGACCCCAGACGACTGGGATGTCTACAGTATGATCACGCGGGTACGGGCGGAGGAGATGACTGATGCCTGACGAGCGAATTCAAGCCGTCATCCAGGTCCAAGCCGACGTGGAGCAGGCGCGCCGCGCGTTCGAGTCGCTGTCCGCCGCCGTCGCCGGCCTGACCCAGGACGTCTCCGCGCAGGC